GGGCCAGCCACTACGGGCTACTGATACCGAAAAGGTATTAGTAGCCCTTTTATTTTTCCTTCCAATGCCCTCGGAGTTTTCGGACAGTCCGTGAAAGCTCGGTCTTTTCGGAGATATGAGAAAGGCGAAGACAATGATTTGACCGCCGCAAGGCGTTGAATAGGCAGAGAAGCCTTAAATCGCAAAACGGAGAGAACCGTAAACACAAAGGTATAGTGCGGAGAAGCACTCTAAAAAGCGCAGAAAGGAACGATTGTATGGCAAAGATTGATGTTTCCACCATTGAGGGGTTTGCAGAGATGACCCCTGAGCAGAAAGCGGAAGCCCTCGCAAACTACGAGTTTCCCGACCCTGACTACACCGGTTATGTGAAGAAAGAGGTCTTTGACAAGACCGCTTCCGAACTTGCGTCTTGGAAGAAGAAGCATAACGAGCTGCTTTCCGAGGACGAGCGCAAGAAGCTGGAAAACGAGCAGATGTTCGAGGAAATGAAGAACAAACTGGCGGGATTGGAAAAGGAGAAGACCGTTTCCAGTTATAAGGCCAGTTTCGCCGCACAGGGTTATCCTGAGTTGCTGGCGACCGAAGCCGCTGCCGCTATGGCAAATGGTGAGATGGATAAGGTCTTTGCCGCACAGAAGAAATTTCTGGAACAGTATGAGAAAGATGTGAAAGCCAAGGTTCTGAAAGATACCCCCAAGCCCCCTGCCGGTGGTAAGGGCGGCGAGATGACCAAGGCTGATTTTCTGAAACTCGACACCAAAGCCCAGTTGGAGTTCATCAAGGAACACCCTGACTGGCAGACAATTTTGAAGTAATTATGGAGGTAAAACACTATGGCTACCTATCTCGGTTTTCCGTTTGACCCTGAGCTGTTTAACTACAACTGGGCAAACGCAAAAGACCCTACTCTGACCGCCATGTTCGAGAGCGGCGCTGTCGCCCCGAACGCAGAGCTGGCACGACTGATCGCTAACGGCTCTGATTTCTACACTCTGCCCTTCTACAAGGTCATCGGCGGCACTCCTGAGAACTACGATGGCGCAACCGACATTACCCTGACCGACCCCGCTGGCGGCGCTCAGAACGGTATCGTGTTCGGTCGTGCGCACGGTTGGAAGGAGAAGGACTTCATCGTTGACTACAACAGCGGTGCCGACCCCATGCAGCAGATCGTGTCTCAGGTGTCTAAGTATTGGCAGAAGCAGCGCCAGTCCATCATGCTGAAAATCCTCAATGCGGTTTTCGGCGTGACCGGCAGCGGTGACTTTGCCGGTTGGGCAAACCACACCACCGACCTGTCTTCCGCTTCCACTACCGTTGGTGACGCAAACAAGATGGGTGCGACCACCATTGGTGACGCTATCCAGAAGGCCGTGGGTGACAATCAGGACGCTTTCCAGCTTGTGTTTATGCACAGCAAGGTCGCTACGAACATGGCTGGCCTGAAACTGCTGGACTTCCTGAAATATACGGACGCTAACAATGTGGAACGCCCCCTGCGTATCGGCACCGTGAACGGTATGACCGTTATCGTGGACGATGGTTGTCCCACTACTGCCGCCACGAGCGGTGAAGGTGCTAAGGCAGCGACCTACACCACCTATGTCCTTGGTCTTGGCGCTATTCAGTATGCTCCGGCTCCGGTGAAGGTTCCTTCCGAACTGACCCGTGACGCTCTCAAGGGCGGCGGCTATGACGCTCTGGTGACTCGTATCCGTGAAACCATGCACCCCAACGGTTTCAGCTTCACCAAGCCCGCTTCCGGCTACACCGCTTCCCCCACGGACGCTCAGCTTGCGGCTTCCGCCAACTGGTCTATCGTGGCTGACCCCAAGACGATTGCGCTGGCGAAGATCATCACCAACGGCTAAGGAGGTTCACCATGTTCTATGTTTCTGACGGAAAAGTGTATGTGCGGGAGGGAGATCACTTCCGTAATGTGGGCTTTACCGCAAAGGACAAGGTGATTACTCGGCGTGAACTGGAAAGTACCTCTGTGGTGATGGGTACGGTGGTTGTTGATACCCTCGACAACCCCGTAGCCCTCACCCGTGAGGAAATCATTACCAAGTTCAATCTGTCCGAGGAAAATCCCATCCCCGTTATCAAGAAGTCCCGCAAGAAGTCCGAAGAACCCGCTGAATGACAGGAGGTGGAAAGCATGACGGACGCTGAGAAGTTGAAAATGGTGAAAGCCATGACCGGCGAAACAGACGAGGAAACGCTTTCCACCTACCTTTCTATCGCCGGAAACAAGGTGTGCCGCAAGGCATACCCCTTTGACCCCACCGTGACCGCTGTTCCTGACCAGTACGCTCACATTCAGGTGGAGATCGCCGTGTATCTGCTGAACAAGCGGGGAGCCGAAGGGCAGACCACTCACAGCGAGAACGGTATTTCCCGCTCCTACGAAGACGGTGATGTGCCGCCTACGCTGCTGAGGGACATTGTTCCCTTTGCCGCCGTGATGGGAGGTTGAGTGCATGAGGACGCTGAACCGCAACAAATCGCCCTTCTGGTATCTGCTGTATAACAGCAAGGCTCCCGCCAAGGACGAGTACGGCAACGAAACCGGCGAGGAACTGGTGGTTTACAAGCCTGCCGTGGCGATGAACGCCAATATCTCGGCGGCGACCGGCTCCGCTCAGGTGGAGCAGTTCGGTAATTTCGCAGGGTACGACAAGGTGATCGTCACCGATGACCTGAGCTGCCCCATTGACGAGAATACCGTGCTGTTCATTGACAAGGAACCGCAGTATGACGAGGACGGGAAACCGCTCTACGATTACATGGTCAAGCGGGTCGCCAAGTCTCTCAACTCCATTTCCTATGCGGTCAGTAAGGTGACGGTATCGTGAGTCAGACGATCAATGTTCCGCTCTCCGGGAGAGGAATTGAGCGGCTGATACGGGAAACCGAAAACCGGAAGAACCGGCTTCAAGAGCGGACTGCGGTCTTTCTCGACCGGGTGGCGCAGGAGGGCTTAGAGATCGCTTCCGCCAAGTTCGAGCGGGCTGTTTACGATGGCACCAACGATGTTTCCGTGACGGTGGAACCCCGTGGGAACAATGTTCGAGCGGTGGTGGCGACAGGTGGGGCTACCCTGTTTATCGAGTTCGGTACAGGTGTGACCTACCCGGACGATCACCCGGAAGCGGGAGAACTCGGCATGAAGCGTGGCGAATACGGTCAGGGTCACGGCAAGCAGCACTCTTGGGGTTATTACGGCGACCCCGGCACGAACGGAGTGCTGAAAGAAAAGAAAAATGGCGGGTTTGTGGTCATCACCCACG